CTCTCCAACGGTGGCACTTCCATCGTCATCAGGGGAGCCTAAACAAATGAGTGCAAAGATTGCAACAGCCCTACATAACGTGATGGCCAAAGTTACGTATGTGCAAAAGGGAAGTGAGAATAAGTTTCACGGATACAAATACGTTTCAGAGGCAGACCTGCTTGAGAAGCTGCGTCCGGCTTTGATTGAGGAGGGGCTAATCCTTATTCCATCCGTGGAAATGGTCCGCCCAATGGATGAACACGGCAACACAATTGTGGACATGCGTTACGAGATTGTTCACAAAGATGGCGACTTTTGGCCCCACCTGATCCGCATTTCTGGTTGCGGCAATGACCGCGCCAAGAATGGATCAGTTGGCGACAAGGGGCTTTACAAGGCCATCACTGGTGCCAATAAATATTTCCTGTTTAAGTTGTTTCAAATTGAAACAGGAGACGATCCTGAGCGGGATACTGCTCCGGTGGCTCAAGAGGCTCGACAGGCAACGCACGCCCATTGGCCAGATTATACTAAAGACTTATACAGCTATATGAAAATTTTCCAGACGGCGATTGAGTTGTGCAGGACGGTTAAAGAGGTTCAAGACTTTTGGAAGCAGGAGTTAAAAGAAAACTTCACCAAGATGAATTTGAATAAAGACGATGCAGATTATGAAGCTTTGCGTCAACTATGTGCAGACCGCGTAAAAGAGATAAACGCTGAAAAGAAAGGAAAGTAAGATGGCTTACGAACAGCGCGACAATAGTGGCTCCCTTTTTAAGAATGACTACAAGAAAACATCCGCGCAACCGGACTACACTGGCAATGGCATGTTTAATGGCATTGAAGGTAAAATTAGTGCGTGGTTAAAAGATGGCCAACGGGGCAAGTATATGTCACTTGCCTTTACGCCAAAAGACGAAATGGGCGAACGTGCGAGCGCCCCGAAAGCGGCTTCCTCACAGAGTAAGACAATGACGAAAGCACCAGTCAAGCTTGAGGAAATTGAGGATGAAATTGACGACGAAATACCCTTCTGAGAAGTCCGGCACTGAATATATTGCCCTCGCCTACCGCACCGATAAGTATGGTCACGTAAGGAAGACAAAGCTTGGCCGAGCATTTACCGGACGCAAGGAAGGGACAATTAATATTAATTTTGAGGCAGTCCCACTTCCCAATCAAGAAGGCGAGTGTTGGGTTACCTTAGTTCCGTATGACCCTGATTTTGGTGAGCAATACGAATGACCAAATTTATATCTGACTACATGATGGAAGAAGCCCTGACGTTTTTGGCAACGCACAGCGCGTTGGGTGCGGAGGCTAGGTCAGATAGGTTTAGGGCGGAACATGCAAGAAAGAGGATCAGGGCAAACCTGATCCTCACCTCTGAAGAAAAAACATCTGCCATGAAAGAGGCGTGGGCAGAACAACATGAGCGTTACGCGGAGGCTGTAAATGACGAGGCTGATGCTATCCGTAACGACGAATACTTACGTGCAGAACGCAACCGCGCAGATGCCGTCATTGAGGCTTGGCGCTCAGAACAGGCAAACCAACGAGCAGGAAATAGTTTTAAATGAGTCGCGAAAATCATGAGGCTTTTATAAAACGCCTTGAAAATTCCAGTGCCGCCGTTTTCCGCGTTGCTGAATGGATTTATGCACAAGGTTGGTCCGTAAAAATACCCGCCATAAGATACGCACCCTATGGCAGCAATCCACTTGATTACGTTGACGATGGCGATATTTATATGCAGCGCGATGGGGATTGGGAGCGCATTGACGTAAAACATCTTACAACTGATTTTACCGATATTACCGATTGGCCGTACAATAAAACTATTGTCAGTTCACAAATTCCAGTGGATAGGGCTAACCCACCATCAAAGGCCTACATAATAGTTAATAAGGCAATTACACACGCTGCTATTGTTTGGAGGGCAACCCGAAAGCATTGGTATGTAGAAGAATTATACGCAACAAATTACAAAAGGAATGAAAATTTTTATATATGTCCAAATGAATATGTAGAATTTAGGAAAATAATTAATGACTGAAGACATGGGAACTACCGCCCGTGGCTCATTATCAGGCAGGCGCAAGCTTGCTATATGGGAACGGGAAAAAGGTTGCTGCATGGTGTGCGGCGTAAAATTAATGACTGGCCAATTCATATACGAGCATGTACGTGCTTTAGAATTAGGCGGGACTGATACAGACGATAATATTAGACTTACGTGCAAACCTTGCGCAAAAGAAAAAACAAAAAAGGATCATAAAATGGCAGCTAAAGCAAAAAGAGTTAAACAAAATCACCTTGGTTTAAAACAGTCGCGCACGCCAATGCCATATGGTAAAACGTCTAAATGGAAGCGCAAGATGGATGGTACAGTAGTCCCGCGATAAGCGTGATGAAGCTATCCGCCCCACTTGTGGCGCTACTTATGACGGCCTGCCAAACCGTTCAAAGTCCCGCCCAACCGTCCCTGCACGAGATGATTCGCGCGGCAGCGGTTTCGCACGACATAAGCCCCGAAATTGCGCTTGGTCTAATTGATGTAGAAAGCACGTTTAAACCCACCGTCTCAAAGGATGGCAATTACGGACTAATGCAAATTCGTCTTGCAACGGCCAAGTCTATGGGCTTCAAGGGCAGTTTAAAGGACTTAATGTTACCTCAAAACAATCTTGAATACGGTATGCGGTACTTGCATTATTGCTACGACAAATACGAAGACGTAACACTCATGCTAGGTTGCTACAATGGCTCCACGTCCACCAAGAACCGTTACCCAAGGCGCGTCCTGAAGGCATCCAAGAAGTATTAAGCCGCAACCTGCTTGGCGATGTTAAGAGCCTGCACAATGGCATCGTCTGGCATGCTAAGCATATGCTCAGTGTGGTCAGAGTTTAGCTTTTTATTGCGCATGGTTTCATTGATGAGAGAGTCAGCCTTCTTGTCAATGACTGACCCGCCAAGCGCCCGCTCGGGGCGAGTAGCGTATTGGGGAGGCGGCGCCGCGCGTACTAAATTAAGTGTTGCTCCGTCAAAGTAATTTGACATCTTAGATAGGAATCCAGATGCCGCTTTATTTTCGCGGGCCATCTGTCCAATTTGGCGCCAATCTTTAGGGTCTGTTGATTGAGCCAATTTCATTATCTTTTGGCCAATTGACGCTTCTCTGGCATTAATTATTAAACCGCCCGTAACTCCGGCAGTAACAGCCGCACCTTTAAGAGCAGTAGCCCAAGCACTTGGATCTAAAGTACTTCCACTGGTAATTAAACCAATCAAAGCACCCACAACAGGTTTTGATTGTCCAAGCGTACCTAATAATGACTTTTTGGATGATTCAGCAGTAACTTTTAACGTATCTGCTTTAGCCATTAATGCTTGAGATTGAACACGACCATAAATGTCATCAAATGCTTCATTACCCAAAGCTAATTTAAGTCGCGCTACAGAATCTTCCTTGTTCATAAAATTTGCGACTGCATCAATTCCTTTATCATTTAACATTTTTCGCAAATAAGCCGCAGACCCACTAGCAAAATCTGCGCGTTGTTCTTTCGTATATTTTGTCAGAGACTGCGCTAGTTCGTCAGCCTTAAAAATATCCATATTTTTCATAAAATTGTAGCCCGCTTGAGGTGCAGACGCGGCATTGAAAGTTTCACTTGCCTTATCACGCACTGCCTCGTATCCGGGGACAGCATTGTCTAAACTTTTCGTAAGTTGGGTTTTTAATTTTTGCAATCGTGCAACTTCCGCCATATTGGGTTTAGTTGCATCCGCGGCATTGCTAATTAATCCGTCCAAGACTCTTTTAGCTTCATCATAATAAGCTAAATTTCCAGAAATAATTTTATCGGGTGTTCCTGCTGTAGCTTTTATTTCAACCATTCCACGATCAGTAGGTTTAAAACTTTGAGGTGTCGCAGGCGTTCCTTTGATAACTTGCGGAACTATAATACCCGATTCAGGGTCAGTGGCATGTGATTCAACCTGAGCAAACACCTTTTTCATAGTGTCACTTTTACCAAGATAAGATAATTCAGGCGTAATTTTGACAGCCTGCGCCTCTGGAGTTGCCTCAATAAATTTATATAATTTTGAGCGTGTTTCTTCACCAATGCGTTTTTCTGCATTAGCAACATTTACAGGGTCAATTGGCGCCCCCATAATTGTTTCTAAGTCTTTACCAAAACCTAAATCAGCTGTTTTAGTGCGGGCTTCTATGTTTTTGTTTAATTCTCCTGCATATTCTTGAGCAAGCGGATTATCCATGCCATATTTTTTTAACACGGCACGAGTGCGTGGACCCGCCATGTCGTAAACCATAGGACTTAAGCCATTTTGGTAAGCTTCATGTAATTGGTCCGGCGTCATTGCCGCTTCATTTGTGCGCAAATCTTCAGCAATTGCTTGTGATAATTCTTCGCGCGCAGTTGCGCCTGTCATGGTTGCCCACTTAGTTGCTTTTGCTAAACCATAGCCAACAGGCAACCCAGCAAATGACCCGATAATTCTGGCAGCATTTTCGTAATCTTCGTAACCATTTTGCGCAGCAGCTTGACCAGCAACCTCTGAACTGAGGCCCGAAATTGCCGCCATACCAACTCGTTTTGCTGCACCTTCTAATGGGCCAATTACAGCGGACCCCGCAAACCGCGCTGCACTGCCTGCAAGCTTTGACTCATTATAAAATGGTTCATAATCCAAAGATGGCGCAACATCTTTTGCTTCCCGCTCAAAATATTGCGAAGTTGGATATAGAATAGGTTTACCCGGTTTGGATTGATATTTTGGCGGAACACGCGGGTTAAATGTAGTAGTACCCATTTGTACAAAGTCACCTGACTTCACCTCGTCTGGTGTAGTTGCGGCCTCTTCTGCCGCGCGGTCGCGTTGGACATCTGCGTAAGTTTTATTTTCAGGCAATAATCCCGCCACATCCCGTGCATAATCATAAGCTTTTTGGGCGCCACTTTTTACAGCGCCATAAACCATAGGAACAATTGATGGAGTTGCAGGGATATCCGCTGCAATACCAAGGCCAAATTGAGAGCCTACTGTTTTGGCAATGTCACTTCCTTTTGAAGGCGGTGCCTCAAAAGTAAAATCATCTAAAGTTTTTGCGGGCGATGTTCCTGTTTGCCAATGGCCACGAGGCTGCTCAATTTGCGGAGCATCAAACATATCAATAGTAGATTTATTTGGATTAGGTTCCATTATCTCACAACCTGTACAGGGGAAACATCAGTCCATTGATACTTTTTAGTATTTGAATTAATTCCAACAAATCGTGCTTTGACTGGCTTTTCTAATGGTTTACCTTGCGGGTCTTTATCAACAATATACATTTGACCCGAGATCATGCGGTTAGGTTCATTTAAGGGAGTTGCCCCCTTAACAGCAATATTAGATGTCGCGTCATCAATATATTTACCCAATTTGTGAGAATCTATCCATTTTTGAGTAAACTCTTGTCCATCAAATTTTGTGTCCCCAACACGTTTGCGTTCAGAGCCAGCATCTTTGTAATAATCTTTAAGCCAGTTAGTAAGTCCAACTTTTTGGCCAACAAGTGTTCTGTATGATTCTGGTTGAATGGTTGCAGTGGGTTCGGCAAATTTTTGACCTTGAATTTCAGTTTGCAAAAGACGTTGGCCCGGACCGACATTTTCTTTTAAATCGGCAAATAAGGCTTGGTTTGTATCTTTTGCTAATCTGTCAATGTTTGCTTTCATTTCAGCATTTGCGCCAGTAGGATTGACACCAAATGCACGTCCCACCGCCTGTGCTGTTCCTTGAACATTTGCAAAAATATTTGGTTCAAAATTTTCACCAATTTTTGCAAATAAATCATTATTCATTTCAGCTTTTTCTAATGCCATAATTGTTTCAGGATATTTTGCAAATAACTTTAAATTTTCAGGCAACATTTCTTGTTGCTTTTTCCATTCATTCCATCCCGGTACAGTAACAATATTGCCATTGGCATCAAGAATTTTACCTTTTTCAGAAACTTCTTTACGAATACGTTCAGCTTCCTCTCGCAAATTATAAGCACCAACTTTATCACCCGTTGCTAATGCTGCCTTTGACCGTTCAATAAGTATTTGGGGTTGCAAATCTTCGGGCAATCCACTGTAAAGATTATTTGTTGTATCCGCTTGTGCAGCTATTGCGGGTGCTGGAGGCGTAACGGGCGCCTTGACAGGTTCAACAACAACGGCAGGCGCAGTCGCAGGTTCCCCCTCCGTAACTTTTGGGGTCATAGCAGGAGCGGCAACAGCAGGGGCAGGTGGCGCAACGGGGGCGGGGGCAGATACAGGTGCCGGGCCTTCAACCGATGGCGTGGTAAGTACAGTTCTTGCTAAAGTTGTAGCGGGATCACCTGCCCCAACTTTGGCGCCCATGCCAGACAAGGCGCTTCCTTGAATTTGCATCAATATTTTGCGCTGTTCTTGGAGCCTGTTGTACAACTCAGTGGCAACGCGCTCTTGTGGGTGACCCTCTTTTGGTAAACCTTCGGGCGTTAATGCACCCGTCCCAGCAAGCAAGCTGTAGCGTGTATTCAAGTCATCATAAATACGTTGAACCGATGAAAGCGCATCAACACCGACACGGCTTCTGTCAATGCCAAGACGTTCGCGTTCAATTTTACGCTGCTCTTCTGTCAATTCCAATTCACGCTGCTGCTTCTCGTAGGCGCGCTTATTTGCAATGGCATTGTAATACGTGCCGAGACCCTGCGTGGCGCCCTCGCCAACACCCACGCCAAAGAATGGCGACTTGCTGCTAAGCATGCCCAGCCCTGCCGCTAGAAGGCCCATGCGAGCCTCGTCTGACATTGGCTTGCCCGTCATTCTTTCAATTAAAGATTGGCCGTCCTGAGACGTTTGTGTGGCTTGCTGGGGGTCTTGGACAGCGCCATCTCCGGCGTAACCGTGACGGCCAACGCCACCCCCATCAGCATAACGCCCCATCATTCCACTCATGGAATATTGATTGGGGTAATTAGTTGCAGGAATAAGATCAGCAGGGGCAACGGTTCCAAGGCCAAGATTGCTGCGGATTGCTGCAATATTTGACTTCATATTACCGCGTTGCTCTGACGTGGCATTAACCAATTGCTTGGCCACGTCTTGCATGCCAGTATCTTCGTAAGCCTTTGGAGCATCAGGAATATTTGTTTTTCCGCCCGGCTTTTTTGACAAGAGGCTTTCAGAAACACGCATAACATCAGCCAAAGTTAATGGCTTTGTTGACCCCCCGCTTGGTTGGTCCGAATAGGGCATGCCACCCAACTCAAAATGCGCGCGGCCCAATCCATCCGCGTGAACGCCGCCACCCATCCAGCCAGCTAAACCGCCATCAGCAAAGTGACCACGCTGAGCGGCGCCATTGACTGCCTTCTCGTAGTCAACCATGCGCATGCCCTCGCCGTCCTTGTGGACTGCATCAGGGTGATGTTTCTCAACTTCTTGCGCACTAAGGCCAAGCATCGTGTGGCCGTCATTCTTGTAGTTAAACTTGTAAATCTTTTGGCCGTCATACGTCTCTCCGACAGGCTCCATGTTTTCCTTGAGGCGCTCGTCAGACCCCCACGGAATAGATGCCAATGAAGTAAGACCGCCCAAAATTTGAGAGCCAATATTCGGCCCGGGGGAATTTGTGAGAGCCGTGCCACCCGATTGACCGCCGATCCCAAGCAGCAAATTGGCAAGATATTGCGTTGTCTGGAATGGATACGCCTGTGCGGCTTGGAATTGCTGCTGATTTGCAACGTCCTGAGCCTGACGCACGGCCTGCTGCTGAGCGCCCGCGCCAAGTTGAGCCTGAGCGCCCTGCAATGCCGCAGTTTGCGCGCCAGTACCAAATTGTCCCAACGTGGAACCCGCTTGAAGTTGGCGAGCTTGGTCCGCATTAAACTGACCCAACGCTTGGCCATAACCGCCTTGATAAAGATTGGCCAATGTTTGGCCGGAAGCTAAATTTTGCTGCCTCGCCAATTCAGCCTGCGCTATCCCGCCACGGTCGCCGCCAAAGGCGCCTTGGGAGATGGAATTGCCCAACAGTTGCTGTCTTTGTTGGGCATTGGTCTCATTTAAATTGGCCATTGTGGCATTGGCAACGCTGCCAATGTAGGGCGACATATACTGATTAAGCTGCTGTTGGCCAAACGGTGTTGCTGCCTGTTGGACATACCCCGCGCCCGCCTGATAATATGGCTGCGCTAATCCAGCCGCCGCGTTCACGTTTTGGATGCCCGCCTCTTGTGTTGGCGTCAAACCCGCAACCATTTCGCCTTGGTATTGTTGGAATGGCATATCCGCAACCGACTTCGCACGGTCCGACAGCATTTTATAATTAGCCATCGCCTCTGGTGGTGGCGAATACGAAGAACTGGTTGTTGATGTACCTTTAGAACCACACACTGGTCTTCTCCTTAAGCAGTCAATTCAGCCTCTTCAGGCTGTCCGGTCTTTGCCCCGTAAATGAAGAAAGCACCAGCGGGCATGCCAAAGTGTTTTTCATACAACTCTACTTTAGCATTTGTTCGTTGATTTGACAAAACCCCAATCATTAGAGGTAAGTCCAAGCCATCAGCGGCTTTTTTGGCAAATTCTATCATCTTGTGAACGCGCGAAATAGTTGCATTTCTAAATTCTGGGCGCACAAATACAGACATTTCTTCAAGAAATGGCGTATCCGAGTACCAATTTGTCGCCACGCGAAGCAATATCATTGCCTCTAAGTTATCTTTTTTACCCACAACCCCAATAATACCAAGGTGTTTGTAAAGAAGCGGACGTATCATTGCGCGCACTTTGTCCTCATTAAGATTGAACATGCCAATCTCTTGGTGGATTAATCGCGCTAGGACCATAATGCCCTCCTCGTCGTCTGGCTGTGCCGTCCTGACAAGTGGCTCTGTTGTGACGCGTTCATACTTTGGCATGCGCTTGCGGGCGCTTTTTGAAAGACGGACGCGCTGCTTTTTAAATCCTGAATCCATGTTAATCCTTTTTGGGGCCGGGAAGTTTTTGGAGAAGTTTAATGTGCTTCTTGCGTAATTTCATTACATATTGGTCAAGGATTCGGTGGCCCTTGGCAAGATCACCATCGCCAAGCCCAGCTACTGCTTGCGGTTTAACAACGTACTCTCCGCCAGCAGCAACAATAGGCACAGGCTCGCCAGCATTTGTAAAATGGGGGTCATTATATTTTTCTACCCAAGCGTCAATTGCTTTAAAACCCGCAAGAGTATTGCCCTCGCCAATGTAAGCCACCTCTTCAGCAGGGATGACATACGCTCCGGCGGGTACATGCATAGGAAGATGGTCTGTGCGGCCAGCCACGGGACTGTGGATAGGACCAGTATGGATAATATTACGCCCATTTCCATGCGAATTTCCTCCATTAGCTTTTCCCGAGCGGGCAATGTTTAATGCCGCAGCTATTGCTTGGTCATGTGGATGACCCGCACGGGACATTTCTGAAATGTTTTTACTGATCGTTGCTTGGCTTGAGCCGTGTTTAAGGGGCATTAGGTATATCCTATAGAAACGACCGAAGTGGTGCCTGTCACGATTGTTAACCCAGAAGAAAATGGCACTTGAATTTGGTACGTGCCAACATCTAATGAAGTTGGAATAGCATAAATCCTATTCCCCGTTAGGGTATTTGAGTTATTGGTGTCGTAAATATAACCTATTGTAGTCCCCTTGACGATAACACTAATTGTGGCCAACCAACCAGATGTTGTTTTAATAACTTGGGTTGTTGCCGCCGAAATTTCCTTAGTATTATTCGTCCCTGCGTGTAGGTTTAAGGCGTTAACATAAGCATTGATTGCCTGAACGCCATTCTTTTGGGTGGTAAGAATATCGTCAAGTGATGCCATAACTAGAATTTCCCATCTAATTGATACCGATAGCGCATGGCACCAATCCGGTAAAATGTATTAGTTGCAGCAGTGGTGCCGTCAGGAGATGTAGAGACACCAATAGACAGCAATCTGTTGCGGATGCGGGTTGAAATGTAATCCGTTGAAGAGGTTACGGTATATGGCCCATAAACAGTTGGCGTGTCGCCGGGGTAGTCCGCTCCATAGAATGTTACGTAAACGGTGGCCGGGGAAGTTGCCCCGCCCGTTCCGCCGCCCCCAGTTGTAAATTTAAAGTCAGGCCAAATTTGGTCAACAAAGACCATATTGTCTGCTTCATTTAGCTGCATGTAACCCGTTTGGAACGAGGAGACCATGCCAGAAGTTCCGTTATTGTAACCCAACTCGTGTTGATACAATACGCCATTGGAACTTGCTCCAATTGGTGGCCCAAGTACAGATTGATCAATCCAAGCAGTCCGGCTCAAAGTGCCGTAATCCCACTGCTGGGTATTGATATTAAATTTTACATACGAGTCATTATAGGTGGCGTTTGTTGAGGGGTAATACCAAGTAATTTCTCCAAACGTGCTATTCGTTGCGCACCGAATTAATGAGTAAAGGTTAATATTAATATTTTGGAATACTTTATCCCACACGGGACAAGGAATAACTTGGGGGCCAGACGAGGACATCATCATGAATTTTTGTTGGCTCATCCAATAAGTTACGCCGTTCATCAAGCCAACTGCCTTTTTAGCAATTAACCCAGAACCATCCGCAATTTTGTTAAACCCATAGACGTTTGGTAACCCAACATATTGCATTGCCCAAACAGCCAAATCGGTCCAGATCAACGCCTGCTGCGGACCTTGAATTGCCCCCACAATCATGGAACCCTCGGGGATTCGGTATGAGCCAGCTTGGTTATTGGATGATGCGGTCCATGTTGTTGGGTTTCCGGCGTCAGACCATGTTACTAATAACGGATCTTGGATGCCAGTTGCAGTTGAGCCATACGCCACAATTTGACGCGCTGGCATGGCAACAAAAATGCCTTGATTTTGCAGCGGAGTATTGGGCAGCAAATAAGCGGTTGTTGAGCCAATTGATGGATCCCAGTAATAAATAGGACCACCTTGGGGGTTTGCTATTAAAAGTGATCCAAAGTTATTAATAGACCAATCTGAGGTTGTAATAGTATTTACCGTAATGTTAGTTAAAGACTGGCCGACACCATAGCCCCCCAATCCATAACCACCCGTGCCATATCCACCAGAGGCGTACGCGGATGGAATATTATAATAATATTGAAAATGAACGTATCCGTTATTCATTGTAACTACAGCTGTGGCTGCCGCCGCTGTACTAATTGTAATTTGATATGATGTTGACGATGGGATGGGGTTGCTAGAGATTAAATATGAACCATAAATAGTCGCGCCGACAGACGTTGTTGACTGAAGAAAGGTTGAAGTTTGATTACCAATATACGAATTTAATTGATTAACCGTGACATAATTTTTTCCGGTTGTTAAATTAAAAGTAGTTAAAGTTGATTTAGTTGTAGTCGTACTTGCTAATGTTGGAACTAATATTGTGTAAATATTATAATACACATCATTTATTGGTGCAGTATTAATTGTGTAAGTTCCATTTAATGTAAAATTACCCGTTATACTAATAGGAGTAGTAATTGTTACGCTATAACCAGCTTGCAATTGGTTAGGTATATATTGTGTGCCACTACCAGAACTGAATGAAATTGCCGTTCCACCAGAGGTAGCAGAAATTTGATACGTCGTCGTAGTTGGATTAATGACGTAGTAAGTTGTTCCTGCCGTTAAAGCACCGGGCAAAGAAGATCCAATAAAAATAACAGGCGTATTAGCTGTTGGAACATTCCCTGTAGCGCCAGATGCTAATGTTCCGACTGTTACTATACTGGATGCAAAAGTTACAGATTGAACACCAAGGCCAATATCATAAATGGTTACAACAGTTGTTCCATTTGAATTGGTAGCAGTATTAGTTGAAGCAACGGGAATTGTAATAGTCTGCACACCACTTTGTGTGCTGCTTAAAGTGCTGATTGCCGTGCCACCAACAGTTAAAGCAATTTGGAATGCCGTAGAGCCATTTGTTGCGGAATTAACTACATAATAAACCGTATCGGCAACAAGAGGGGATGGCAATGAACCCGTTGTTGAAAAAACAATAGGCGTCCCATTAAGTGGCGCAGCCAATAATGGATTAGTTCCCGTTATTGTCGTAGATGACACTGTTTGAGGCGAAGAAACAATGTAAGTTCCAATACCGCCAGTACCCGTTCCAAGAGCCGTAACTTGAGTGCCTGAAGTTACACCCGTCCCAGAAATAATTGTACCGACGCCAATGGAACCAGCGGCAACTGCCGTAATATTGAGAATGCCCACGCTATTTGTTGTAGTAATTGAGCCAGTACCGCTGAAGGATGTTGGCGTTATAACGGCAGGGTTAGCAAGGGAAATTGTAACAACTTGGCTTGGGCTTGAATAAGAATCACTTCCAATAACTTGGGGTGTAATATTTCCCAAAAATCCCGTGGATGCTCCCGGGATGTAATAAAGCCCAGTTGTCGTTCCAACAGCCAACCGCGTAACGGAGTTAAGGTCTTCCCATCCACGCAATTCAGTAACATTCCCAACACCGTTGTAAGTAAATGTTTGGGCTGTCCAAGCTTGCCAACCGCCAAGTTTCTGAACTAGGCCCATGCCATTTCGGTCTGGGATAAAACGGACGAGTTGAGATTGCGAAAACGCCGCCTGATTAAGTGCGGGTGTCTCGTTGGTGTCAATACCCGGTATCAGCTTCATTGTTGCGTGTGGCATGAATTACCTCGTAGGTGTTGCCACGGCAGCAGGTGAATAAGATGTCCAACCTCCGGCCTGATACTTCTTACGGGCCTCCTCAACCATCGCACCCTTCAGAAGGGCTTGATACTGACTTTCATACGTTTGAGCCATTTGCGGGTCGTCACTAATCCGACCAAAGTTGCGCTGGTACGCGCTGATGTAAACCATGCTTGCCAAAATAAGCAAGTCTGGCAAATTTTGGCTGATAAATGTGTAAGTTGTGTCGGCTTGACCTGAAGCGGCGTAGTTGTACAGGGTTGGTTGACGAGAAGTCCCCGTGATAGTGAATGTGTAAGTTCCCGTTGCAGGTGTCCAAGGGCCAAAAATGATATTTTGGTTAGAATCAACCGTGGTCGTGCTGGTCAATTGGTCATTACCATACACCGCAAAGTATTGCGGCGTACCTGTTGTCCCGCTCGTTGCGTAAACATTTTGCAGGAAACTTTTTGTAACTGGCAATATGGGTGATACGTTGCCGCTTGGGTCTGTCACCGTAATTGTCTGCAAAGTAACAAATTCTTGGGAGGGCAAAGAAAATTGATTAGTTGACGTTGCCGTTATAGTAGTTGTTTGTTGATTTTGGGTAGCCAAAAAATCCAAGTCTCGTTGGATTCTTAACTCCGCGTAATTAAGCATTTGCGGAATAATATTGGTAAAGTTAGGGTCGGTTGAAGTAACAAGGCTATTGGGGGAAGTCCCCGTAGTAACAAGGGTTTGCTGCAAGATAGCCATAGTGGCAATCTGGGTAACATATAAGTTATAAGTTAAACCCGTAGTTGCAGTAGTCATTTTTTATCACTTAACCATGCTAAAGGCTGTGTTCTCAACTTCCGAAACACGCCGCGCCCAACCTTTCCCGAAAGTACCATAAGTGGGCAAACTTTGCAAAAAGGCTAATCTTGCTTCGCAGACTCCCGAAGCAATTTCACGAGCGTTAGCCGCTTCACAAGCACTAATTGTGGTTTGGCCGATTTTTCCGTCCGCACCAACACCAAGTACCTGTTGAAGGGTTTTCGCCGCACGGCTTACCCCACTATTAACAGCCATATCAAAAGTGGCATAGTCAACGCCAAGAGGAAGTGAGTCACCACTGATTTTATCCCAATACTGTTTTTTGTATAGTGGAGCCACGTCTTGTGGCCCCAACGCCCTCATAGCCGACTCATCCACTGGATGCCCAACATATTCCTCCCAGACCTTTTTGGTAACTCCCAAATTGGTCATGCCGCCGGGATCAGACTTTAAATTTACAAACCCGCCTTCATGCTTAAGCACCAAGGCAAGACACTGCTCAAAATTGTCTTTCACCGCTCACTCCAAAGGCTTTGAGTTATAAATCATGGTGTCTTTCTTTTGAGAACCAGAAGATGAGCCAAAATAGAAAGCTATAATTCCGCCCCACGCCGTCTGTAAAGCACCCAATAAAAGTAGGATTGCCTCATTCCCAGATGTGGGTAAACCATAAATTAGCATGTAAATCATAATAGAAAAAAAGCCGACCGTAACTCCAATAGCCAAGGCGCGGGGTATCCAGTCTTTGGTTTCCTTTTGCATGTCACGGGCAGACGCACGATCACCCGCCGCAATCCGCTCTAAATCAATGTCCAAACTTTTCATCTGAACTTTAAAATCTGCATCAATCTTTTTTAACGCGGCCAACTGATCACCCGTTGGATTAGCAAGGGCGGTCATAATGTCATCCTGAGTGCCATCCTCGTGGCCAAATAAGGCGCCGGACAATGCCTTTACGGCCATGCCAGCCACTGGCCCGCCAAGGGCAGTCGCGATGGTTGGGGCAACTGAACCAATTAATGGTCCAAAATTTTTGAGAAAATCCATTCTAGTCCCCTTCGTTCCTGTGTCCCTTGGAAGCTAACATAATACCAGAAAGCGTCCCAGTTAGAAATGTTGCAATAGGAGCAATTAGTTTAAAAAATTCCCTATCATTAGGTGCTTGAGCATCAACTGGTTGAACTACAAAAATGAGACTATACAAAACTGCAAAAACCGTCCCAGTAAGTGTGATGCAAAGACTTATCCCAATAATAAATTGAAGCAAGGCGTGAAGGCCATGCTCGTCTATTTTGCGCCGTCTATGATGCCGCACGGGTTCTTGTTTAGGGTCTTTATCAGGTCTTCCGCGCATACGCCACTTGCCTTACATAATGGTGGTTTACATTCATCCAAACCCCAGTTGGACGGGTCTTGGCACTTGTATCGGAATCTGTCGGAGCATCCACTTAACAACAAAATACCTATGGCAAAAATGATTCTCATTACCGCCCCGTCAACACAAGAGTAATGCCAATCCCAGCCATGCCAAAAATAAGGAAAATCACAATTCCGCCAACCATAAGGGCATCCTTGCGGTTTTCTTCCTGCTCTTTAAGTTCCGCCGCCGCCTGACGGGCTGCTTCCTTACGCATCTCAATCACTTCCCTCTGGATAGCATCCCACGCTGGCCGACCGTACTGAGCAACGAACATATTCTTTACGTTCAACTGCATTTCAAGGGCTTTTTGCTTTGCAGCATAAATCTTAATTGCCTCTGCCTCAAACTCTTGCTGAGATTGAAACAGTTTTTTCTTTCGTGGCGTTGAGGCTACCGTAACGATTTGGCCTATTTTGCCAAAAAGGTTACTTACCTTTTCAGCAGTATCCATCACGTCTTGACCAGCCTCAACGGCTGATTTTATAGAAGAATACAAACCCGTGGCGGCAGCTATGAGCGTAAACGGGTCCATGTTTAATCCGTATTAATTTTCAGAAACTACTCTAGAAGCATCCTCAGCCGCTTGAATTTGTGGCTGTGCTTGTGCTTTTATGGCTTCATAAACGGTAAGCACTGCCTCAAGGGGTAATTTACCAAGGCCAGCCAAAATCACATTTACTTCTGCAAGAGTAAGTTCAAAGTTTAATTTTAGATTGTCCATTATATCCTCTTAAATGGTGGGTTTTGAATTTGTAAGGTTTTTAACTCAGCAAGTTAATTATTAATACAACAAGACACCCATGAATAGACTATTTTTAAATAATCAGACAGGAGCCAATGTGCCAGAAGTTAAGAAAGTATGAATAATGTTGCCGCCAGAAGCTGTTATTGTTCCACCCGTAAATCGTGGAGGAGCCGGGTAACTAATAATAACAATACCAGTTCCACCACTTGCACCGCTGCCGCTACTATAAGCGCCGCCACCGCCACCGCCGCCTGTTCCATCCGTGCCAGCCACGCCATTTGAACCGTTATTTGTTTCGCCGCCGCGACCGCCGCCGCCAAGACCGCCAGCGCCCCAAGTGCCGCCGCCTTGATTATAACCAGAACCGCCGCCGCCACCTGCGTAATAAGTTGCTGTGCCAGTGATAGATGATTGCAAACCGTTACCGCCAGCACCACCATAGTTTACTTGAGGTTGTGAGCTACCCGCCGCCCCTGCGCCACCACCGCCACCACCGCCGTTCCCATAAACGGGAAGAGCGCCATTATTACCCTGCCCAGCAGTACCAGTTCCCACAGGCGAACCACCACCACCGCCGCCTGAACCGCCTGCTAATCCAACCGTATTATTTTGCGTTGAACCGCCACCGCCGCCCCCAGTAGCCGACGCAATTGTAACCCCACCTCCAACTAAACTTGAACTGGTTCCGCTACTACCTTGGTTACCTGATCCACCACCGCCAGTGCCGACCGTGACTGTGTATGATCTTCCTAATACAAGATTAGTTGTTCCAGTCAAAAACCCACCAGCACCGCCGCCACCGCCAAAGAAGCCACCGCCGCCACCGCCACCTGCTACAACAAGGTAACTTCCGATAAGAGGAGAATTAAGAAAACCAAATGCAGCAGCCGATGCAGCGCCTTGTGTAATGATGGTTGGCATTATTCTATCCTCATTTGAAGGAAGAAATTGTGGCTAAAACAACGTAAGTTGAGGCTGCGGTCTTCAAAATTGTGTAAGTATACACGTCAGTTGAATTATTTGTCCCAGTTGTTGGGGCTGTACCGCCCTGCCATTTTGGAGTTACTGTGCTGCCATCAATTTGAAGTACGGTATTATAAAGACCATAGAACGTAGCCGTGTGTGTACCAGATTGTGTACCAGATGTAGCAATTGCCGATCCACCAACTGTTGCGGAGACATTGAACGTAGCACCAGAAGGGTTAATCACATAATAAGTTGTTCCCGTTGTTAAACCTGTTGGAAGTGCGCCTGTTGTTGAAAATGATACAGGGGTTCCAGTTGCTGGAGCAGTAGTAACCGTGAACACGGCAGGCGTTGCAATTGTGATTGTGGCTGTCTGTGCGGTAGCATTTTGATTAGTTACCAAAAATGCCAATGTCAGGGACTGACCAATACCCATCAAACTATTTAATGTAGTCAATGAACTGCCGCGAACATTAAGAGTCCAATTACCTGTTGCTGCGCTTGTGTAATACAATACAGATTGCGTTAAAATATCGTAGTTTATTGTACCTGTTGCAGAAGTAGCCGATATAGTCGCCGTTTCAGCAATATTGGGTAGGTTTAACGCCAATTTAGAACTGCTACTGATGTTTAAAGCATCAGCAAATTGCGATGAGAAAGTGGCTGTTTGTGTGCCGCTTTGCGTACCAGATGTATTGATGGCCGAACCGCCAACACTCGCCGCAATGTTAAATGTCGTGGCTGTTGGGGCAATAACATAATAAGTCGTACCCGCAGTAATGCCCGTTGGCAATGCGCCAGTCGTTGTAAACACAACTGGTGTATTAACAACAGGAACTGTTGTGGCGGTAATTTGCGCAGGTGATGCAATTGTTATTGTAACCGTTTGCGGCGCAGGTAAACCAATTGTCGTAACACCCGCAATAGTTGCCGTTCCAGTTACTGATAAGTTAGTAAATGTGGGGCTAACCAATGAGTTGGTGATGTTACTGTCGGCATACGATGTGCTTGTGCCGTTGCTGTAAATAAACGACGACGAGTTTTGAGAAATGGTCACACCAGAGCCAGACGCGCCCGTTCCTGTGGTGACAAAAGTTACAGTGTACGAACCCGTTGTGTTGTTCGTGATGATCCAAGAACTGCCAAACGTATTAGCCGTTGAACCCGTGATAAATGTTGGTATTGTAATGGTGGCGTTAGATGTCAGCGTTCCGCTAATAACAAGCTGCTGCGCTGTCCACCAATAAACCCCGTTAATAGCTGCCGTGCTGGTGGTTAAGTTGGTTGTGCCGCCAGTAGTAGAAATAGCAAATGATGAACCAAGGGACTGGTCCATCGTGGTAAAGTTAAAGTTAAGCGGAGTGTTCCAACCAGTGTCACCTTGCGCTGGCTCTTGAAACAACTTGTTCGTGGTGATTGTATTTGCCATGAGGTTTACTTATCCGCCTTATTTTCTAACCGATCAAATATCTTGGTCAGCATATTCTCAATTCGGTTTAAATGCGTAGCCAAGTCGTCCTTAGCAACATACTTTTCCGCAATAACTGCATCTTTTTGAGCAATTATTACTCTTAAATCATTAATTTGCGCTTGGTTTGACTTGATCGCCTCTTCTTTCTGGCGAT